CCTGAGAAAACTTAGTAATTATCTTTACACAATTTCTCATGTGTATCGCCGTATGATTAGATTTAAGGCACATCAGATGAATTGCAAAGTTTGGAGTGCCTATCCTATTGTTAGTATGATCGAGGAGAATGATAGAGAGTCTATTCTTAAAGAATATGAGCGCGTTGTTAAGATTGTTGCTAATATGAACATGGAGTCTCAGATACTTAAGATGAACCTTTTGGCGTGGAAGCACGGTGTGTCATATGGTTTTTGTTATGGTGATCCAGAGGGTGAGGGTAGTTTTTATATTCATCCATTAGATCCAGACCGTTGCAAGATATCGTGTGCTTCATTTGATAATGGTGTAATAGGATTTCTATTTGATATGTCATATTTTAGAGGTAATGAAGACCAGTTAGAATATTATGATGACATATTTACTAGTCTTTATAATGAATATCAAAGAGACAATATTAAGTGGAAGCAGCTTCCTATTGAAAAAACTTTCTGTACCAAAGTTGATCCTGATAATCTGGATTATTCTATCCCGCCTCTTTCTGGTTTGATGGAGCAGGTAATTTCTGTAACCGACCTTCAGGCTGCTCAGGATGAGATAGATAGTCTTTCAAACTATAAAATGGTTTGGGGTAAACTTGATACTATTAGTGGATCTAAGAATCCCGATGACTTTACGGTTGACTTAGATTTGGCGTTGTCGTTTATGAGAAAGATCAATGATGCACTGCCAGAGAACGTGGCTTATGCATTATCTCCACTAGAGTTGGATGTAATTGATTTCAAGACGAATGATGCCAGCGATATTAATGTACTTAGCAAGGCTTATAGTAACCTTATTGAAGCTAATGGCTCTATCATCTTGAATTCTAATAAGATTACGAATAGCCAATCGTTTAAGTTAGCTCTTAAGGCTGAGTGTGAGGATGCTATGAGTATGACTCCGCAGTTGAATGCGTGGTTGAAATTCTATTTGAAGTACAACTATAATGTTGAGACTGTTGCGGTTGAATTTTCTGATGTTTCGCCCTACTTTATGGATGACGAAATTGAGAAGATGACAAAATTAGCTGGCTTGGGTCTTCCTGTTAAGACGAAGCTTGCGGCAATGGCTGGATCTAATCCTCAAGAGAGTTTTGGTATGGATTTCCTTGAGAGAGAACTTCTTGGTCTTGGTACGGAGCGTTGGACTAATCCTCTTGTATCTTCTAACACTCAAAGTGGTGTAGGAAGTGAGGGCGGAGCTCCTGAAAAATCCGAAGGTGACCTCAGCGACGAGGGACTTGAAGACAGAGACCAAAATAAGAATGATAATTAAGGAGGCGTACCTTAATGAAGAATTTTATTAAAACAACAGATGCAGAAACTGCAAATAAGTTGATTGCTTATGGGTTTAAACTTATTTCACATATTGGAAGCGTTTATACATTCTTAAATGAAGCTCCTCAGAATTTAACTTTTGATTCTGTGGACAAATCAAAGATTGTATATGACAACAAGTTAAGTCTGTAATCTCCTTTCGGAGTTACATATATAATTCTAAAGAAAGGAGGATGATGCAGATGGCGAGAAAATTTTATACATTGGATGACCTTTATAATTTTTGTAAAGAGAACCGTTTTGAATTTTTTAGTGCAGAGAAATTTGGAGCGCCCCTAGTTGTACAGTCTTTGGGCACATTTGAGGCCGATGATAAAAATACCGATGGTTTAATGTCTGTAAAACTTAAGTCTTGTCATACGGGTAAAAACAGAAATAGATCTGGAATTACTGATGACAATATGAATAAATACAAGCACACTTTTAAGGGCAGACCTATTCTTGGTGCTATCTATAAGACAGATACTGGAGAGTATGAGTTCCGCGCCCACGATATGAAGGTGATTGATGATGGTGAAGATATTGAATATATCGAGCAACCTATTGGTGTAATTTCACAGACCGAAGAACCTTATCTTGAATTTGATAAAGAGGAAGATAAGAACTATCTTATGGTAAGCGGAACCATTTTCTCTGATTATTCTAAGGCCGCTGAGATTCTTGAAAGACGTAGAACTTGCAAGTGTTCTGTGGAAATTGCTGTTGAAGAACTTAGTTACAACTGTGATGAAGATTATTTGTCTATTGATAAATTTAGATTTTCGGGCGTAACTATTCTTGGTTACGAACAAGATGGCGTTACAGAAATTCAAGAAGGCATGAAAGGTAGTAAGATTACCATTGATGACTTTAGTGTTAAAAATAGTATGTTTTCTACCGATGGTCAAGATAAGTTGATTGAAATACTTGAAAAGCTTAATACAACGCTTGAAAGTTTCAATAATAAAAATCAGAATTCAGAGAAAGGAGGAGAAAAAGTTATGAACAAGTTTGAAGAATTACTTGCTAAATATGGCAAGATTGCTGAAGAAGTAACTTTTGAGTACGAAAATCTCTCTGATGAAGAACTTGAAGTTGCTTTTAAGGAAGCGTTCGAAGAAGCCGAGGAAGAGACCGAGACCGTTGTTGAAGAGACAGTGGTTGAGGAGGAGGCTGAGGAAACTGTTGAGGAAGAGCCTGCCGAAGAGGTAGACGAGGAAGTTGAAGAGACTGAAGAAATTGTTGTCGAAGAATCTGTCGAGGAAGTTGTTGAACAGCCTGCAGAGAAGTTTGTGCTTCAATACGAACTGAGTCACGACGACATTCGCTCTGCACTTTATAGTCTTTTGGCTGCAACCACGGATGATGGTTATTATTGCACTTGGATTCTTGAAGTATATGACGATAAGTTTATTTACCAGGATTATATGGAAGGAAAATTCTATAGACAGGATTATTCCAAGGATGGTGAAAATGTTGCTCTTGGCGAGAACAAGGTTGAAGTATTCAATGAGTGGCTTTCCAAGGCAGAAAAGGATGCACTTGAGGCATTAAAGGAAGACTATGCTGCGCTTAGGGAGTTTAAGTCTAATACTGAGTCTGCTCAGTTACAGGCACAGAAGGATGCAATCTTCGCAAGAGAAGAGTTCGCAGACATCGCAAATACTAAGGCGTTCAAGAAGCTCGTTGAGAATTCAAAGGATTATACTGTTGAAGAGTGCGAGCAGAGAGCAAAAGACATTCTTGATGACTGCAACAACTATGTAACAAGTTTTGCAGCAAAGGACGAAACTAAGAAGCCTAAGGTTCTTGGTTTTGCCGTAGACGTAAAGAAGGAAAAAAAGAAAAAGGCTTATGGCAAACTTTTTGATTGATAAACACACATCAAAATGATTAAAATGAGAGCGTTTTAAAAGAAGCTCTTTTTAATATTAAAAACTAAAACATATTTAATTAGGAGGACAAAATTATGGCACAGGATCTTATGAATAAGCACTGGGTCGCAGAAATTTCCAGAGTTTCTGCTGTTTATGGTACAGGTCATATCCTCTCTGGTGAGATGGATAAGGACAGAGACAACGGTGAGATTGTTACCGTTGGTGAGTACAAGGAAGGCGAGTACTACACCGTTAGTGGCTTCGCTGGCGAATTTGAGGCAAAGGTAATTGAGATTGTTAATCACCCTGGTCGCACTATGGTTAGATTTGAGCTTACCAAGGACTGCGATGGTTACTTCGTTCACAATCCCGAGACTATGCCCAACGATTTCCTGAAGGTATATCAGGATATCGCAAACTACTACAATGCAGAGGGCGACAGAGCAAGAATGTACCCTATGTATAAGCACGATGTATTTACCGTATCCGTTGACGCATTTGGCGGCACTGCTCCTGAAATTGGCGCAACCGTTTCTTATGTTGACGGCACTGGCTACTCTGCGTAATTAGTGAAAGGAGAGAATAATTATGAAGAACTTAATGACTTTTAACACAACTGTTCAGAACGCTTTCGAGAACGATAACGAGAATTTCGTTTGCTTCAGAGAGCTCCTTTCCGACGCTGCTCGCGGAGAGGTTAAGGAAGTTTCCGCTAAGGAAGCTAACAAGAAGATTGTTGAGAAGTTCAGAGCTGCTCTTGGTATCGAGCCCACTGACAGACCTCAGGCAATCAAGCGTGCAATCCGCGCTAACAAGGATCTCGTATTCACTCTTATCGAGGAAACTATCGAGGAAATGATTATTTCTGGCTGGATGGAGAATCCTTTCTTCATGCAGTTCGTTGAAACCAAGAACCTTGCTCTCGGAGACGAGAACGACTTCTATGTAGAAGATGATGCTATCCTTAGCGTATCTAAGGTTTCTGGTAATCACCACAATATGATTAGACAGAGACTTGCAGGAGGCAGACACTTCTCCGTAGCTGGTGAGTGGTTCGGCCTAAAGATCTATGCAGATTTTGAGCGTGTTCTTACTGGCGCTGAGGACTGGGCTGCTTTCGTTTCGAAGGTAGCTGAGGCTATCAACCGTTATCTCTACGATGCTCTTTACGCTTCTCTTAGAGGCGCAAAGGACAGCCTTGGTGCAAACTGGGTTAAGTCTGGTGCACTTGAGACTGCTAACAAGGCAACACTCGTAAAGCTTTGCCAGGACATCTCTATGGCAACTGGCTCTGAGGTTACTATCTTTGGTGCTCGTACTGCTCTCTCTTCTCTTACTGGCATGGCTGATGTAAACTGGGCTCCCGAGTCTGTTAAGAAGGAGTACTACGCAAACGGCGGCATCCTTGGCAACTGGGAAGGCTTCGCTTGCGCAGAAATCGGTCAGGGTCTTAAGAGAGGCGCTGGCATTAATAGTGCTTCTGTTGAGTATCAGCTTGATACCGATA